TTAAATTTTAGCCTCCCAATAAACTGTCGCATCTGAACCAGGTGCGGATGCGATGGTTATTGTGAACGTTGTTGAGCCAAGAGTTGTCGCTCTGACTTGTGATGTTGCATTTGCCCCCGCAGTTAGGTTAACCGAGGATGGTGCAAGCGCCAGCCCGTGGTTAACTGTAATTGATGTTGATCCCGCAGGAATGACTGCTGACCCATGATTATCGGATATGAATCCACCGTTATTTGTTACTTTTGGTATGACCCCACCCAAAAATACAGGTGCTGAAGGGTTATCATTGCGGTCAAAAGAGCACCCTATTACTCGATAGTTAGAATTACCAGCGCTAAAAATGCAGTTATTTACCGCAGATAGTCTAAAGTGCATACCCTCAAAAAGATACCCAGAGGTGGGGAGCGGTATATCGACAAGAGGGCCGCTTGCCGTAGATGAAGGATTTATTATTGCGCCACGCATTCTGATTCTTATAACTGAACTTGAAATTGTAACTGGTTTATTTCTGGCACTTACACTAACAATCTCGCAATCAAAGCCAAACGTATTATTAGTAACGCGCAGACTTTCATTATCATCTCTTGAATAGTGCCTAACCTTACCGGCCCCCCAGCCGTCAAGAATAACCCCACAATCGCGAGAGTTGCTAGTGTCGATATTAATCCACGAACTTGAATCCCCCTGAAGGAATGCTCCCGCAGCAACATGAAGGCCACGATAGCTGCTTCCTACGTGCATACTTTCAATATGAACAGTGTCGCATGTCCAGCCATCGTCGGAGGGCTGAAACCTCATTTGTTCTACGGTGCCCGCGCTTTCATCACCAAGGTTGATAGCCAGCAAGTGCAATGTTTTACAACCTTTAAAAATAAGGCCGTTATTAGTCTGCCATCCAGATTCCATGTGGTGGATAGTTAAATCTAGTGTCTTATTAAACACTGGCCCAAACATATCCCACAGCGAATACCAGGTTACAATCTCTCCGAAGTTAGACAGGTCTCCAGAGCGCCCGTCAGCCCACAATGACTGACCGCACTGTGTAGCAACAGCAGTACCTGTGCTAATACGTTTAAACATTAACGCAGAAGTCTTCCAAGTCTGCCCTGTTACGCCATCGGAGTTACGCTCAGTTACGTGGATAACACGGCCCTTGTAGTTCTCTGCCTGGATATCGAACCCGCACTGACGGCATGCCTGGATAAATACACCAATCTGTGCGCCGGTTGGCATGGTACTTGTTCCATAGGTTGGCGTACCTCCAGACCAGACCCCACCTCCCTGGAAGCTAAATTTAAAGTCCGACATGAGCGTGTCTAAAATCTTCAGGCAAATTCCAGTGTCGGTGTCAGCAAATATAGGAGTCGAAAATAAAATTGAGCAGTTTTTTCTGCCTTTGAAATCAGCTGTAACCGTAGACGTGATGCGGTAAAGAGTACCTGGCCCTGATACGAGCTGCCTGCCAGTTACCGCCGCCACCCAAGTAAAGGCTAATTGCATTGCCGCTGTGTCGTCAGTTATGCCATCACCCTTAGCACCAAAAGATTCTGGCGTTCTGATAAGGTATTGGCTGCTAAGCATGGATCGCAGCACCGCATCGCCTACACTCAACCACGCACCAGGACCTATCCCACCGGAAGTTTCAGGTGTTGATCCTGATGGAACCGATTTCGGAAGAGGCCCATCCCAGCGATAATATTCGCCAGTAGCTTCAAATCGAAGAACCTGATTAGGCAGCGACAATGTATTACCATCTTCAAAGCTATCCAGCGTCACGTATCCAAACGCAGAAATAGCCTGCTGCGCCAGCCATCGCAAGCCTTCGATTGTGTAATGCTCATTCCCGAACCGGTCGACATAAGTGTTTACCAGTGAGGTAACGAACTCGTCAATTTTCCCAGCGTTAAACTTCAGATCGCGCGGTGATTCGCTTGGAACAGGCAGGTTTGTTGGTGTAGTAGCCATATTGATTCCATAAAAAAACCCGGCGCGGTAGCCGGGTCTGGTTGGTCGGGGACGGTTCTTATTGGTAGATGGCGTCGCTGTATTCCGCGACGGTCAGAGATACCGTGTTATCTGTGTTCGGTTTGATGCTGTTGACTGTCCATAGCTGACTGTCCAGTTCCTCAACTGTCGCGATCAGATAACGCGACGGTAGCTGCACAGTGTCTCCGTTCCATATGTTGAGCTGAATGTTGGGTATTGCTGCGGTGAAGCCGTACTTCGTGTCGCTGCGTGCAGTCGCCGGATAGCGCAGAGTTGGGTTGCCCAGACTGTCTGTCACCAGCACATACATCGAACCGGTAAACGTGATCGGCTCGCTGGTATCGAAGTTATTCCCGGATCGGCCGGTGATGTAACCCTGCTGCTGGTTGCTGTCGTAGATATCAGGCATCTGAATGACGCTGCCAACCTGAATAATGCCATCCTCGAAAACTTTGGCGTTCATCTTCACCCGGGAGTAAATTAGACGTTTCGTTTCGCGCAGCGCGCGCTCCCGAGCCTGGTACTCATTACGGAAACCGACGATCTCCAGCTTGTTCGGGTTCTCAGCTTCCTGCTCGACGATGGCGCCGTTCAGCACGCGGTAGTTAATGTACGTCTTGTTGTTCGTGGTCGGGTGGACGTATGACACCTGCACGCCGTCATAACCGCCAGGAAGAGTGGCCTCGTACGTCATTTTGTACTCGTCAGTCTTCATGTTGGCCCGGTTGAATACTGCCGCCGGGTAGTCTACTTTCTGATCCCGGGTGAACGTCAGCACTCCGTCATCCCAGTACGCCACCACTGAAGCCGCGTTGCAGATCGCCTGCACGCGGTCACCGAGAGAGTCATTCTCATCGTCAAACGTGTAGTCGAAGTAACCCAGCCGTTCATCAGGAAGGCTTTCGGCGATTGAGTACAGCCCGTACAGGTCGATGCTGCTTACCGGTTGCTCACCCATAATCAACCAGGTGTGTGCCACCGCATCAGCGAACGAGCGCGACGGCCGCAGTGTGTAATCCACTGCCTGCGTGTCCAGGTCGTAAGTGATGGTGTGGCGCGTCACCAGCGCGTTATATTTGCGCTCACGGCTGCCCAGGGCATTCTCTGTCGCCCTGACTTTTACGCGCACCAGCGTGTCGGTCGGGTGGACGACATTCGTACGGATGTTAATGCTGTGGATCTCTTCTACCTTCAGAAGTGACGCGTCGCCAGAGTTGTCCGTGCGCTGGAAGCTGACCGCGTACTTCCCGAAGCCGCCCGTCGGTGTGATCTTGTCAGTGCGATAAAATACCTCACTCGTCGACTGGTGCGGCGTCGTCTGCCGGTACGTAAACGTCTGCTGCGTCCCCGGCACCTGGTTGTAGTCGTCGTCGATTTTCCAGATGACAACCTTCCAGTTGGTCTCTTTCTTCCCGCCGAGGCTGGACTGGGTATGCAGCCACAGCTGCGTTGACTCGACCGGGGAAAAGAACGGCCCAACCACCAGCGCCTCGTTATCGTTGAGGATGAATTTCGTGGTGTTGATCGTGGCATTCGCCGGGATGTCCTGCGGTCCTTCGAGCTGATTCATCGTAAACGTGTACCAGCGCACCGGGTTAACCACTGCACCGTCGTTTGTTTCAACGGCGGAGATCAGCGTTCCGGAGAATGTCGCATCGGTAGTAACGTTGCCGGAGGCCGTGCTATACGTCACGTTGATGGTGAAGGTTACAGCGTGCGGCAGCACCAGCCCCATGAAATAGTCGAACTCAGCCTGCTTAACGATTTTCATCGCTATCTGGCCGCCGGAATACGTTCCGCTGACCACCGTGTTTGCCGTTGCTGTTTCGATAGGGAAGTCGCTGGCTTCGTTCTGACCGGGAACTTCCTGACCGTCAACGTCATCGAATCCGTACCCCTCAACGATCTGCGGGATAACTTCGCCAGGCTGGAAGAACTGGAATTCGGCACCAGCCAGAGAGCCCAGGCTCGATTCTGAGTAGCGCACAGACTCGTAATCGTATTTGCCGATCCCGATGCACATCCATTCAGTGACGTACTTCAGGCCGCCGTCTGTGGAAGTCTGGTGTACGTATTCGAATACCGACTCCTGAATCAGATCCGGGAACGAACGAATCTGCCCGTAAATGTCCGGCTTTGCCTTGTAAACGCGAGCCGTATTTGTCTGACCGGTCAGGCTATTGTTGGGCGAGTCGACGGTATTACCGCCGTTGTTCGCTATAGCTGGCTTCGGCGCCAGGAACGAAAATACCTGGCCCACCACTTTAAAGATCGGGCTCAGGATGTCGTCGACAATGCCCTTTGGCTGGTCGAATATCTGGATGTGGTCCAGCTCGCTCAGTTCAAACGCCAGCTCATCATCGTCGCCCAGCTTTACGCCGTTACGGACGATCAGCAGATCGCGGTGAAAGGTAGCGTCATTGGCCGCCAGCCAGTCATAAAAAAGGGTGCCGTTTGGCACCCTGCAACGCAGCTTAGGCGTTCCTGGAAAATTCGATATCTCAACCAGCGCCATACGAAAAGTACTCCACTTTGGTGAATGCCCGCTGAATGACCAGCAACGAGTCCATGCGCACGCTTCCGTTCTCTCCACGCGAGTGCAGCGCCTTCCGGTTCAGTACCAGGCCAACGTGTGCCGGTTGCGTGCCGCGGTACCCGACGAATATCCCGCCCTCGAACGGTTTATCGACCTTGCGCCAGAAAACGACGTCTCCCTGATAGCAGGTGAAGAAATCTTCCCCGGATTCGTAACCCGGTGTCTGGTGCAGCTCAATGTCGAGCACATGTCGGTAATACAGCACAACCAGCCCCCAGCAATCAGTCTTTTCGAATGAGCAGGCGCGGTTAGACCACGGCACGCCGATCATCCTGCTGATAAAATCAGAGGTACTGAAGCCCCGTGTATTCGACTGGATCATATGGTTGGCCAATGTTGTTATTTAGCGGGTTTGTCATTGATAAAGTAACTGATGCGTTATCTGAAACAACATCGACAGTTTTTACAAATAATGTCCAATTCTTCATTGGCGTAGAGGTATCAACCCTATCGAAAACCTGACGAGTTGCCGTGATAGGCGACAGCCTGGAAACACCACTCCACTTCTTCATCAGCGTTTTGATATCTGAAGACAGTCGCCCAAGCTTCACCGTTGCGTCGATTACCGGAGTTCCGCTCTGCTGGCTCTCTTCGATTTCAAACCGCGCAGGCGTGTACGTCTGGCCGCCAAGCGTCTTCGGGAAGAACTGTTTGTCGACGAGGCGGACGTAACCAAAGGAGGGGTGATAGAACGTGATGGTGTTGTAACAGCCGCTAATCGGGCGCTTCTGATTATATTCACGATATGAAGGCATCAGGGAACCCTCGGAAGACTTTCTGAATCGCGTCCGTCCGGATAGCCAGTCACCACGATATCAAGCACTGAAGGCCATGGCGGCGGCAACTCAACAATTACGTCGTCAAACTCGTCATCGGCGTTGTACAGGTGGTTGGCAATAACGGTTCCCGTCCATGTCACCACCCCGCCAGAAATATTGGTCTGGACAGGGAAACCATCTTTCGTAAAGTGAAGCTCCTGAACTTGCAAGCCACTACCGCCAAGATTTATCGGCATTCTGAACCAATAAAGACCGCCGTGAAGATAGTTGGGACTACGTAACCATTGCTGAAATGCTCGGTCTTCCGCCAAGGTGAAAATCCACGTCAGGGACCAGGTCACTTTCAGGTCGTCAGTAAGGTTCTGGAAGATAGCCGGGCCGACCGCTGGCTGATCGGTCTGGAACCCGGTATCGAGAGTCATATTTTTGCTGGCCTTCTGCGCTAGCGGCAGCCAGTCGGGATAGTCGATAATAGGCATCTAAACTCCAGGCATTAAAAAACCCGCCGAAGCGGGTTTGATTATTCAACTGACCGTGGACCAGATGGCGTATCGTAAACATTGATTTTTATATCAACGATATCGCCATTATTGGTAAATTCCAGGTCCTCTCCAGCAGGAGCAATGCCTTTGATGGTGGAACCGTCCTTTAAAGTAAAGACAAACTCCACCGCCCTGTTAGGGTAAAACTTATTTGGTTTACCTATTTCAATTGGGAAGGATTGCACATCGTTTGGCTCAATAACCATACATATCTCCTTATAACTGACCTCGAGGTGTTCTTTTCGCAGTTGTATTGCCAGTGATAGCCTGCGATATAGGACCTCCATTATTCAAGTCAGCAATAATGGCATCCACGGTTATAGTACCATCTCCGTTGTTAGTAGCTTGAGCGTCAAATGTGGCACTCGTCATATTCTGAACGTTGATTATGACGCTAACTCCGCCGCCTGAAGTCATCTCCTTGTTGCTGATCACCCTGCCGTTGTCGCCCGGTATCATGTACTGCTTACCGGTGCTGGCCTGGTAAATCTCGGGCATGCCGCCTTCGCCGACCTGATACATCCCGCCTGCCGACACAGGACCGCCGTTCTTGCGTTTTCCTGACAATGCCAGGATGCCAGCCATCGCGCCAAGACCAATAGCAACAGCGCCACCGAATGAAGCCACGGAGGACATGATGGCCGCAGGAGTCCATGCCGCCGTAGTAGCCGCTGCCGCTGCCGTCGAAGTAGCTGTCGTGGTTGCGATGCCTGCTGCCTGCGCCGTGGTGGATGCTGCAACCGCCGCGGTAGTGGCCGTCTGGCCCATAATGGCCGACTTAACCCACTCAATGCCCATCTGAACGAACGAGTTAACAACGCTGTTCAGCACGGTCATGCCGATACTGCGCATCGCATCGCTGGCCGACATACTTCCGGTGACAATGCCTGTCAGCGCATTGCTGGCCACCGAACCAAGAGAGTCGAAAGCCGCTGCCGCTGCCTGAGTGGCCGCGTTCTGTTGCGACCATTCTTCCCACATTGCAGCGTTACGCTGATCCCTATACTGCTGCTCAATAGCTGCACGCGCTGCCTCAGCCTCCCCGATCTTCTGCGGGTAAAGCTGGGCGTAAAGCTGGATATCAGCAATGTCTTTCTGATACTGACTATCCAGCCCGGCAGTTTTACTGGTTTTTCCCTGGATGGTGCTGAACTTATTGGCTGCCTCAGTCCGCTCCCGTTCAGCCTTGGCCTGCTCACGCAATGCGTTGGCATTGTCCCAGGCTTTTCCTGCCAGTTGCCCGGCCAGCAGAAGTTGTTCCTGCGTGGCTGTGTTACCGAGAGACTGTTGCGCATTAAGCACGGCCTGCGCCCTGGACAGCTCACCGACACTGCCAGCTGACAGCTCGGCCTTCTGCCTCAGCTCGTCAAGTTTTTGATTAACAGTTTCCTGCGCTTTAGCGTACTGATCCGCCTCTTTCTGTGCGGCTGACGCTCCACCCTTCGACTTGCTCCCGGCGGTCGTTGCCGTGGTCTTTATCTCGATCGGCTTTGTGTTAGCCGCGGTCTGCGATGCTTTGGAAACAGCGGCCAGGTCGCCAACCAGCATGGCGGCTTTATTACTCAGCCCGGCCAGCGCTTTGTTTTGCGCCTCCCAACCATCAAGCCCAAGCCATGACCAGGTGCGCGCGCGGCGGGTAAACATTTCAGCGGTGCTGTTCAGATCCGATATCTGAGCATCTGCCGACGCCGCTTTACCCACCAGCCGGTCGAGTGCAGCAGTCATTGAGTCGATAACCGCAACCAGCCCTGTGCTTGCGCCTGTCGCCTGGTTAACAGAGTCAATCATCGACAGGAATGAGTTTGTCAGCGCGGTATTGGCTTGAGCCAGAGTGCGAGGAAGTTTTTCGAACTCTGCATTTACCGAGCCGGTTTGCTTCTGAATGGCGTTGAGAGCATCTTCTGCCGTCAGTTTCCCGTCCAGCATGAGCTGACGAAGCTCTCCGATGCTTACACCCATCCCGGCGGCAATCTGGCGCGCCAGTTCCGGCATTTGCTCAAGGATGGAGTTGAACTCTTCCGCCCGGACAGTACCGGATGAAATTGACTGACCGAACTGACGAAGAGCATTCGCCATTTCTTCGGAAGAGGATCCGCCAATGCGACCTATTTTCTGAAGTGTTTCGGTGAGCTGGATGACCTGGCCGTTCGTCGCGCCGGTATCGCGCAACGCCGTGCTGAGAGTCTCCCACAGCTTCGCTGTATCCTGTAGCGAACCACCCGTTGCCGAACTGATGCGCATCAGACTTTGCATAGTCTGCGATGCTGTCGCTGCGCTGCCAGTAAGCCTCTCTATACGCGCGTTGAGCTGGCTCATGTTGTCAGCAGCGACAAGGAAAGCACGCCCCCAGTCTACAACTATCGATGCTGCTATGGCCCCGGCAACTTTGTTTATGCTGGTCTGGAGCTGGTCAAACTTACTGGCTGCTTTTGACGCTCCGCCACTCATCTTCTCAAGGCGCTCATTTACTTTGCGCTGGGCCTCAATCAGATTCGCAACATCCATCTGCACCTGATAGACGATATTGCCTACTTGTTCCTCACCAGCCATTGATCTTTCTCCTGTGGATTATCCCACGCAATAGCCGGGAGTTATTTCTTCGCTGCGGCCCTTCTTGCCGCCTGCTTAGCCAGAAAATCATCAGCAACTGCGCTGTATTCTTCTTTTGTTAGCCCTTTTTGGTCTGGATATTTCTCTGACAGCAACGCCTGAAATTCAGTCATGGTCAAACAACGCGCTTCATCCAGGCTTATGCTGAAGTGGATCCTTGCTGCGTTGATGTATTCAATGGCGTTAAATTCTGTAGTACCGCCTGATGATTCATGGCGCTGGAGTTTTCGCGTCTTCGCCTTCCCTGTTACGCCATGCTGTAAAAGATGCTGAGCAAAGATGACAATATCTGACTGGGGCATGAGACCGGGCGAATAAGAAAGCTTTCCTTCAACCTCATTCCATTGGCCAACAATCGGCGTTAAATCTTCATCTGAGCACGCCTGTAAAACATCCATGGCTTTTGCTAGCAGGCGATCTGAAACCCTGCGCATCGCTGGCCCCATCCAGTCAGGTAAACCGCCAAAAGCATCGGCACAGACCGAGATTAATTTTTCCGCCTCGCGACCATGAATATCAGCGTATATCTCAACAATTTCATGCGGCTCACCGATCCTTGTCATTGCCTCAAAAGACGGTCGTAACAAGTAATCTTTTCCGCCTTCACGGCTGTCACTTATGCCTATCTCGCCAATTTCTCTCAAAGCGGTCATGGTATTTCCTGATCAACGGTCATTATCAAGGCTGCCAGCCGACAGCCTTTGTAATGTTCGCTATGCGGTAACAGTGAGAACGCAGGGAGTTGAGGTGATTTTATTTCCGTCGCTATCCGTGACCTCACAGCGATAGCTACCACTCGATGCGGTTGTAACACCAAGCAGCAAGAGCGTGGCTGTTGCCGCCGTAGGGTTTGCAGTTGAGTCGATCTGAGCACTGCCAAGGAACCATTTGTAGCTGTATGTAGGGCGACCGCCTGTTACGTCAACATCAAGAACGACGTCGTTGTCTGCATCGGCAGCTTTAGTCGCTGGCAAATCTTTGGAGAATGCCAAAGGCGTTGAAGGTGTAGCGTCCGTATTAACAACCTGAACAGTAGTGCCATCAGATACTTTGAACTCAACGGTAAACGTGATGATGTCGTTACTTCCGCCATCTGCTGGCGTAAGGTTAGAAATCACCATGTAGCCCGAGAACTCGATTGGACCGATAGCGATACGCGCCCACAGCGTCGGCTGGCGCTTGGCATTGATCTCATCAGTAAAGTACTTCACCAGATTGCCGTAGCCGAACTGGTCCAGTTTGTCGTGCTTACGCACTTCACCATCAAAACTGCTTGTCGCGTCTGCGTTCGTGATGATGTTTTCTACCCATCCGGCAGTATCGTCTGCGTCAGAAGTGACCGAGTTTGGTGCGAAATCAAGACCCTTGCTGGTTCCAGCACCCAGAGCCTTCCAGTCGTCTTCTGTTGGCCGAGCATCTGGGCAACCATAGGCCAGCTCAAGCACTGTTGCCGAGCCGAATACCCTTTCGTTGGAGTTTTGGCAATTAGCCATCTTTGACCTCTTTTATGTATAAAAAAAGGCCGCCAGATGGCGACCTTGTGTTGATGATTTTTCTTCAGTCCCCGAAAGTGCAGGAAAACTGTAATCTCAGGACAATCCTTCCCTCCTCCGTCGTAACCGGAGTTGGGTAAGCGCCCATGTTTTCGATCTTACCCACGCATTCGTCTGCGTGAGGATTTGCCTGAACGTAATCAAGGATTGACTGAGCTGCCGTTGCCGCCGCCTGGTTTTTGCCCTTTGCACCAATCACATCGACCAGGACATAGTTATCGTTCCCGAGGTCATTTCTGATGGGGGTTCCGCCATTTGGTCTGAACACCATAATCGCTTTCGAAAGGTCATTCGGGTCATTGAAATTAAGAAGTTGAACCAGGAAACCGGTAGTAAGCCCGGCATCGCCAAACATGTTCCTGACTCGCTGATACATAGGAGGATTCATAGAGACATTTCCTTGGCGATCACAGCATCAATCTGTCGCTGCGTGTCTTCAAAACCTTTGGTTAAAAACTCCTTCCGGGCAGTCGCCCGGCGGAAGTTCTGAGGTACGCTTGGGTCATGGACATATGCAGCATAGTTAGCTGAATAACCCACCCGGCCCGTCACGCGATTGCCATTTACAGTGATCTCGCGGAACTGGCTATTGATGAGGGTGGATGTATCGATCGGGGTGTAGAGCGCCGCCTGAGATCCGCCGATAATCAAAGCTGATTGCATGGCTCTGACGACCTTTCTCCCCTGAATATCACCAACCAGAGCATTAAGGTTTTTCTTTGCCTGGCTGATGCCCTTCACTTTGATACCCATGGCTACACTCCCGTAATTATCGCCCAGTCATCTTCCAGGCCGTCGAGAGTGTCGTTCCAGCGCGTTACGTGACGCACCTCATCGGCACCGGCCACGACCGGGTCCGGCTCAGCGCTAACACCAATCAGGATGTAATCGCCCTCATCAGCCATCGCATACGCAGTAAAGAAGGTGTTTTTTACGACAACCTCTTTACCGATGGAGCCGAGCTTGGCAGACAGGCCGCCGATGTAGTCACACATGATGGTTTCAGGCGGTTCGTATGGGACGACAGGATCGCCCCACTCGTCATTACCGCCCGCGCCCTTACGCCATATCGTGCACGGCTTGTTGTATGACCATGAAGCTGTAGACGACATCAGCCCTCCTTCCAGCGCAGCACCTTCGCGCCAGTAGCCCGGATGCGCGGGCAGTTGATGAACCACTCGCCATCCGATTTCACGTAGCCAGTAGTTTCCCGTCCGGTGTCGGTTTCAACCCATACGCGGGTGAACGAGCGCGGCAGACCGTGCTTAACTGATTTGTACGTCATCAGCAGCCCCCAACCACCATGAACAGGCCGACGCTGTTACCAGCGCTGATCGGCAAGTCACCGGTGCATCCGCTGGTATCGAGCCGGGCCAGTGAGTCGCGAAGCCAGGTAATGCTGTCGTCGCCATATTCAAACGAGCGGGACGCGCCAGACGGCGCCCCCTGCGATTTGATTCGGCGCGCGCCGGAGGACGTAGCCATAAGCGCTGCGGCATACATCAGGATCAGCTTCGCGGTGCACTCGTCATACCCAGCACCATCGAGGCACGGAATAATCTTGTTCACCACGCAGAGGATCGGATCCAGCAGCGCGCCCGGGATGGAGTAACCCAACTCACCGAGGAACGCCTGCACGTCTGCCGCTGTGATTGGGTCAGCCATGGTTATTTCGCCTTTTTCGATTTAGCGGAGGTGTCAGCCTGCTCTGCGGTTTTATCGTCAGCGCTAGGCGTGGCAACTTCAAGCTCCTGCTCTTCGACTTCGCCCACCACCGATACGCGACCAGCGAAAGCCGGTGGAACGTCAATCGCAACAAACTCATGACCTACTGGCAGTTGCTGGAATACGCCGTTAATTGTTCCCCAGCAGCCAGTCTTCTCGACCTTTAACTTTTTCATGCTCTCTCCCGTAGAGAAGGGGCCGAAGCCCCTTAACCCTGTGCGTTGAACACTTTAGAGCGACCGTTGAAATCGCGCTTGATTTGAAGACCGACAGCACTCCAGACCAGAGTGTTGTAGTTGTCGAACGGATTCTGACGCGGGATCATGAAGGTACCCACTGGCGCGGCGATGCGCGTCTTGATGTACTGCGAATTGCGTACGTAGGCAATGAAGTGGTTACCGGTCAGCTTAAAGGTCTGGTTGAACGACTCGATGCGACCGTAGCGCAGAATGTATTCCAGCACCGTGCCTTCTTTGAAGCCGGCAGCATCTGAATATGGTCGGTTCAGGTTACGCATAATGTCAGGCGATGCCCACAGCTTAACCTTCTCCTGCACGTAGTTATCATCCAGAAGTTTGGCGAACGGGCCGGTGAAGAATGCCACTGATTCATCAGGAGTTGAGGTGGTCAGGTCAATATTCAGACCGGATGCACTCAGATCCACCTGGTTGGTGTTGGCGTGGTTGGTGATACCTGCGCCAACATAGCCTTTCACCTTCACTTTCGCATCGCCTGACAACATGTAGTCAGCCATGTCTTCACGGATAGCCGCAACGTGCGCTTCCTGATCGTCAGCCATCGCATCGAGGTTTTCCGACTGCATGCCGTTCCACTCACGCCATTCACGGCTGTAGCCGGTGTTGAAGATCGGGATTGGGTCACCAGCTTCGTCGTAGATGACTTTATCCAGTTCTTCCGGAACGTGGCCCGTCAGTGTGCGATGAACCTTACCAGCATCACTGGAAACGCGATACAGCGCCGCAGTTTTACCGATAGAGATCGGCGTACCGAGACCGAGCAGATCATCCAGCAGGCCGTTGCCTTCGTCATTACGGAAGACTCGGGTGGTGATGTTGTCCACTTCACGCCAGTAGTCTTTGGAGATCAGCGCGGCCTGGTTAACTTCCAGCGCACCGCCATACTGGGCGGAAATAGTGTTCTGGTTGATGTTGAAGGACTCACGCTGCATCCGCAGCTGATTCCATGCCTGCTTCACCTGGTTGTGCTCGGTGACAAGTTTTTTGTTGAATACGATCATGCTCATGCGGTTGCTTTCCCTGATTTGCGAACTTTCACGAGCTGCGCTTCAGCGCCAACAGTGATTTTTTCGCGTGAGAAGAAGAGGACTTTGTCTGTTGCTGGAGTGGTGGACTTGGCGAGCGTGCCGTCACCGGCAGATACCAGGCCTTCGTTTTCCAGCAGTACTTCACCTGCTTTGACGCGCATGTGGTAATCAACATCGTCTTCACACATGATTGCCGCGCCAGTGTCGCCAGCAGGCACCGCGTCACGGATATCGCCACCGCCGATGTAGTTATGCTGCATGGCCAGGGCAACGCCTGGACCGCCTGCAGTAGCGTGATAGATGAACTGACCAGTAGCATCGAGTTCAACCAGAGAGCCAGGGAGAATGGCAACTTTGCAGAGTGCCTCAATGACCTGTGGGTCATTCTTACGGGCCGGGCCCGCGATTACGGTATGGGAACGAGGAGCGAGAGCCATTATTCAGGTGCCTCCATGGTAAGGATTTCACTTTGAGCGCCATTGCCCTGGAATGCAGGGTTCAGACCGGTGCTGGTCTGGCACTGAGAGAACATATCGTTCAGCGCGTCGCCAGCCAGCGAGTTGAGCGCCGCCTCGGTCATAAACGGGAATTTAGCTTTCACCGCCTGGCGCTTCGCGGTGATGTCTTTCTCCGCGTTGGCCTGCAGCTGTGTTTCCAGCTGGCTGATTTTGTCGGTCAGCGGTCCGATCGCCATGTTTACCGCTGCGGTGATGGCCTCAGCATTCATCGGAGTGCCCATCGGGTCGCCGCCACCTTCTTTCTTCTGCATCTGCTGGTTGTAGGCATCCCAGACCTGATCGTCGGTCAGCCCTTCGGTTTTAACGCCTGCGGCATTGAGCGCGGCGATCATCTTCTCTTTCATCGGGTTTGTTTCTCCGTTGGTTTTGACTTCGTACTCAGTTGGTTTGCGCACGACTTCTACTGGATCGCCGACAAGCGTTACGACCTTGTCAGAGATTAGGTACTTCTGGTCGAAGAGCTTCGGCTTGGCGTTTTCGCCATCCTCTTCATAAACGAAATGGTCTGGCCATACGCTGACGACGTAGCGCCACTTTTTGTCGTCCTGCTTGATGGACACGCGCAGCGCTTGGTAGATATCGTCGAAGGACATCTCTGAAGCGTTGCTGATGAAGAACTTCACTTTGTTCCACCAGCCGTCTTTCATGCTGTTGGCGGCATCGATGAGGCTCGTCGTTTCAACATCAGCCTCTTGCCCGTCAGCGTTTACGAACATGCCGACACCCTCTTCCGGCGTCCCCGCCCCCGGCTCGTCAAGCAGAATGGCGATGTGGTCGAACTGCATGTTGTGAGCGACCCACGAGTACTTCTTCTGCTTCGACTCACCTGTCTTTTGCTCTTTGTTCAGCAGTAGACCGGTAGAGACATGAATCGGGTCGGCGTTATTGCCGGAAATCATGTCGTCCAGGCGCTGAATAAGGCGCTTACCGTCAGGCTTGGTATCTGCCACAGCCTTATTGACGTAAACGTCCATCACGACTTTGTCGTTGGCCTTGCTGACGTTCTGAGCCCATGCCCCGGCGTAGTAATCGTTGACCGCCTGAGGGTCGTTGGCGCTGACGTATTTGCCGTTCACCATCGGGTGGCCGATCGGCATTAACTTGCGCTCCATCGTCTGGTAGCTGTTGTTAATCTCCTCCGCCGGGTACAGGCCACCATTCATCACGATGTCATCGACGATCGGAACCGCACCACGAATGACGTAGTGTTCCTGGCCGTTGATGGTGGTCGTTGAGATGTTGGAGGCGTTGATGGCGAGGGATTTAACGTGGATGCTGGATAGCTTCACGTTTATTCCTCTTAGTGCTAAGGTGAGAAAAATCTCAATGATGGATTAACATATGAAAAAGCACGCTTTTGCAGTTGCATTGGCTTTGATCTCATTCAATGCATTTGCTGACTATTACAGTGGTAATGACATTGCATCCTGGAGTGATTCCAGACTCAAAGCAAAATCTGGCACAGCAACAGAAATGGACTTTGTTGATGCTGGCATTTTGCGAGGGCTGGTTATAGGCGTTCACGATGCATTTGAAGGTTATTCAGTTTGCTCCCCTAAAGGCGCTACCAATGGACAGATTGTTGATACTGTTGTTTTGTATGTAGCAAACCATCCAGAAAAAAGAACGGAAAATGCCTCAACATTAGCCCTAAAGGCGCTTTCTTCTGCTTACCCATGTAAAAAGTGACTACGCGGCCTTTTTAACTGGCTTCCAATCTTTGCGCTCTTTCGTCAGCTTATCCGCCAGTCCTTCATTGAAGATACTGCCGTCGTCGTTGAGCAGCACCGGTATCTGACTGCAATAGCAGTTGTACCGGTTGCCGTTTTCAGCGTAGAAATCCCGCACCTCTTCGGTGGTGTAGACCTTGCCGTGACGGCTGGCGTGCCAGGTGCGCGTAGTTGGCTTGAGCGCCGACAGCCACATCAGGCCGGTATTCAGCCCCAACCTGTCAGCAGCACAGTCCGTTTCGTTCCATTGCGCCTGCCTCAGCGCGCCGACCTGCTCAGTCTGAGCGATGGTCTTCGCCTTCGACATTGACACATCGAGACGCTTACTGATGACGCTGGCCGTCTCTCGAGGATTCACCCCGCGCGCTACTGCATCGGTGATGATATTGGTCAGATCGCCGCGGGCGGTGTCGCTGATGACCTTCCAGTCACTGAACGTTGTCAGCCTGGCCGCCGATATCTGATTAAGATAACCGGGGCTGCTTAAAAGCTGCTGTAACGTTGTCTGGCTGGCGTATACCTGTGACTGCTGCGATAGGTTGTTGAAGGCCTCCAGCGTGCCGCGCTGCGCTTCTGCTACGACGTAATCCATCGCCCACAGGTTCTGCTCGCCACCATCCAGCAGGTAATCGTCGAGAATCGACTGCACCGCTTCCAGCAGGTCAGCCAGTTCCTGCGCCGACATGTCGTAGATGAACTTGCCAGCGTTGACCTGGTAGAGCCTCATATCCGCGCCGTTGTCGTGGCACAGGAAGTGCCAGTTGTGGCTGTTTACCTCGCGCTCACGCCCGGTAAGGCGCTGGTCGAACAAGGCTTTCAGCGCTCGCTTGATGCCGAGATATCGCTTCTCGATATCCCGGAACATCGCGGTTACCTGCTTTGCCGATCGGGTTGGGTCAACCTTGCTGCGCGGAACTACCGGTGTCCCGACTTTCGTCTTTTGCTCCGGCGTCATCGGAAAGAGGATCATCGGTCGTTACCTTTTTATTTGGATCAGGCGGCTTAACATCTTCACGCGGCTCAAGTTCTCCCGCTTCCCTGACCTCGTTCTCATCAACAGCAGGTGTGCCGTAGGCTTGCTGGGTATCCTTCGCCACCGCAGCCATTTCCTTCATGTTGGCAATCTTCTCTTTCTCGCTTGGAGCGAGTAGATCAGACCAGGTTAACGTGATTTCGCCAGATTTAGGTGGTTCGATAACCTCCACAGTCCAAAGCCGTTCTATAACTGCACTTGCCCGGTCAGTCTGGAACCCGTTGCGGCGACCATTACAGCGCTTGGCAAAGTCGTTTTTGTCCTGATCTGAAGCAAGCCTTCCTGTCTGCTGACCAAACAAGATGGTGAATGGCATCTGGACTGAAGATGAAAACTGGTTAGCTGACACTGTCCACGTTGGACTCGGATCGGCAGCGGCAACGGAAAGCACTTTAGCCTCTCCGTCCTGCGTCACCAGGGCCGAATCTGTACCAGAGTTAAGCTTCTGGATAGCAGCGTTAAGCGCCTCAGCCAGCCCCGAGTAACCAGCCTTCTTGGCATCCTCCATGATTTTGTCAATCTTGGTGTCTTTCGACATGTTAATGCCGAGCTGCCTGCTGGCGTTTTTCAGGAACCCCTCAGCGCTGCCGCCGGAGGTTTTAGCCATATCCAGCAGGTCGTTATAGCCTGCACGCAAGAACGGGATGCCAGCCAGTGAGGATTCATCTTCTGAGCCCTCGCAAAAAATAATGATGCGCTCAGGATGAATTTTGATTGAGCGCATAGGACCAACAATACTGCCGTTGTCCCCTACAGGTTGCTCCTGAAAATAATAAAACTTCGGCATGGCGTAATCAGGGGACTTCTGATCCTGCTCTAATTCGCCAGGCTTTACCTGCGATTCCCATGCAGGAATCATCTTCACCAGGCCACGCTCGCGCGAATTACGCATTACGTCACGATTAACTGGCTCAGACCATTCACGACTATCGGCAAACTGAAGAATTAGGGCTGAGTAGTGACCGACAAGGTTGCGTCTATCCGCGTCCTTCACCTTCGCCCAGTATTTCTTCATGAGCTTGGTGACTTTCTTTTCCCATGGCGTCGACTTTTTAGACTTCTTCGTCTCGTCACCATCCACTATTACAGGGTTATCAGACCAACAAGCATCCAGTAGCTTATGAACAGCACCGAACGCGGCACCGTTGCGCTCATACATGTTGTAGAAGTGGTCAAAGTCGAGGCGCTCAGGATAGCCAAATTCACACCACAGATGATGTCGCTTGGTGTTGCCTGATTTATTGAAGCCAGCCGCATAAAGCTGTCGAGATCGCGATACCTCGTTGAGGCTATTCACAATCAGCCCAGCGAGGACTTGCATTTCTGTATCGTTACTCACTGAGTTGTCCTTATGTGAAGAATATCGCCCCTGAACGGCGAGGTGAGTGCAGCACGCGGTAACGGGTTGCATCCCAGTCGTGGTCTTCCTGCTGGGTATCTACGTCATCCGGGTTTTTGCTGTCGCGAACCAGTACTGGTATGCGGCTAATCCAGCCACGACAATGCTCGAAAACGTAAAAGGCAGGCTTCTCCGGGATGCCAGATTCCAGCTTCCTACCTTCAACCACAGCCTCAAGCATGTCAGCGAAGACTGAGGCTCCGTTAACTCGAGAGCCTGGCTTCTTATTAGCTTCAAGCCATTCGACACCCTGATTTTCCATTTTCTGACCGATCGATAACTCATCGTCGCCAGTGTTGAAAATGGCGCTATCAGCCGGGCCAGGGATAACCTCCGAGCAAATTCCCGGCACAATGTTCAACTGGCCCTGTGTGACACCGTCAATTTGAATCTCTTCCGGCTCGTCGACGTCTTCGCCCACCATCCGCTTGTCAATCCACGCCACGCCTTTCGCGACGTTGGTGGATGACATATTCAAGCCTTTGTTCAGCTCATCAGGCGGGCAGCCATACCATTCTCCGATCAGGATTAACGTCCCTGCCGGCGGGCAGAACTGCCGACCATCAGGCAACTCAGCGGAGGTGCCATCAGCCTGCGCCCACCACAGATTAGAGAACGGCTTCGACTCACCCCAGTCATGGGACCGGTCGACGATCCAGCTATCCGGGATGCGGAACGGCTTAATGACGTGCAGCGCTTCATTCCAGAGGTGGTCAAAGCGCCCGCCACTGGTCACATCCCAGGATCCCTCTACCCACGCTTTACGTCGGTTAGGGTCTTTGATGGCCATCAAGGTAGCGATGTACTGAGGGTCCAGGTACGGGTTCTCTTTATATGAACCATGGATTGCCACGCGCGTCAGCGTGATCTCCTCTTCTCGCTCTGTCTGAGGGTTGAACACCATTTGCCGGTCGCGCTGCACGGTTCCGCGCGGTGCTGGCTCAATGAAGCGCTTCTTCACCCAGGTATGCCCGATACCGAATGGGTTGGTCGTGCTGAACGTCTCCAGCGGGATTGGCCTCAATAACTTGCCATTCTCCAGCGGGTAGTTTTCCGGCCTGAACGATGAGCGGCGGCAGGAGAACATCATTTCGTAGAACTCTGGAGACTGCTGTTTCGTCAGCTCGTTAAAGCCGATAAACGGGAATTCCTGACCGTGGAAATCCCAGTAGTCGTCTGCCTCTTTGCCGAAGCGGAAGAGAAGCTCCTCGCCCGTTGGCCACACCCATCGCAATTCGCTCGCAGATGACAGATAGCGTGCGCCGTCGTTGAACAGGCGAAACATACGCTTCGACTGAGTGATGATGTCGGCAAGGTTCTTATATTCGGTGTCGAAGATGACGCCGCGCCAGAATGAGCCATAGCCCACGCCGACATTGCGCCGGAACCTGGCTAACTGCGCAGCGGTTTTACCAGGGCCGCGAGTGCCCTCGAACAGGATTTCGTTACACGGGCAGCTCAGCGCCAGAGACTGAGATCCAGGCAGCGGCTTCCATACAGCTTTGTAATTCATCCACCGAGCACCCCGCCCTGTTGTTTCTGCGCTGCCGCTTCCCAGTCATCCACGCTGTCACTGGTTGGCACCAGCATGACGTTATGCGTGACCTCTTTCGTTTCCGCCTTATTCTCGATGCTGTACGCCTCACGCTCGAGGCCGATCAGCGTCTTCAGGCTGTCACTCAGGTCTTTCATGGATTTAACGCGGGAAGGCAGGCTGATCACCTTCTGATAAATTTCATTGAGCCGATCCCGGCCTTTATCGTCGGGATCAAACATGATGTCACCCAACTGCTCGAGCGCACTTACATCTGCGCACTGCGCACCAAGTTCATCGAATAGTGTGTTAGTCAGCTCACGAGCACGGCGGATGTCTCCCCTGTGTTCCATGCGTACCGTGGCAATCACCTCGGCAGTCGCCTCTATCAGTACGCGTTCGGTCAAAGTGCTTTCGTTGCGTACCGTCCTGCGTACCTCCTGCTTGCGTACCAGATCGTCAGCCTTCTGCTGAATCTTCGCATTCAGGTCACGCGACCAGTCGTCACGCTTGGCACGCTTACGAATAGCGCCTTCGCTGATACCGTGCTGTGATGCTATTTCTCGGAGGGACATCACTCCGGCCCGGTACGCCGTCTCGATGGCCTCCCAGTCCGGTTTGCTCATTCGTTACTCCGTTGTTTGTTCTGCCTTGCTCTTGGCCTTCAGATAATCCCGGGTCACGTCGACCAGCAGGATGCGAAGCGCCTCATCTTCAGAGATGCGCGGGCTAAGGCCATTGGTTCGGCGCAGCAGTTCGCTGGCTACGGCCTGAGCCTCTTCTCCCGCAGCTGAAACATCCAGGCTCAGGGTGGCAGGGATAAATGCGCTCTTCATGATGCGGATTCCTCAGTTTCTGCCGGTGCTTCCTCTGCCGGTACTGGCGTGAACTCCACTCGCTTCACATCGGCAGGAGCGAAATACAGCCACTGGCCCGTTTCTGTCGCCAGCGGCACAAAGCCGTTAACCAGCTCAGGCTGACGGCGTGACATCTTGCCAGTGAAGGTTTCGCCTGTTTGGGTGGTTAATGTGATTTGGTAGATGTCGGACATGATTACCTCTTTGCCTTGTCGCAGCTGTTGCCCTGCTTCTCAGAAGTGCTTAGCCACTTACGGCTTACCCGTCAGCAAGATGTGATCACCATCCTTGCTGGGTTACACAGATCATTATCGAAGCCCCTCAGTGAAGAGCTTCTGTAATGGCTACAGCAGTGGGCTGCATAGCGCACCGGTATTGCGAGGGTGGCGACCAAAAATGTTGATTTTCTCTCGCACGCTTTCGCTGCACATTCGCTCCACGATCCGCCATTCAGCATTTTCATGCACGGCATGGTTGGCGGTAGCAGAGACTACGCGCTCCACTACACGACGGAGAGTGCACAGCGCACGGCTTACACTAAAGTGGTCGAACGAAATGGATGCGATGAACGCCCAGCACCCCGTCATGAAAGTGAAGATGCGCGTGTAATTAGCCATGTATTACTCCTGTTTGTTGGTTTTCAGCGCCCTGTTATTTGAGGCACTGATCTTTGATGTAGTCCTGCAAATAGCCAACCTGCTTCGTCACTGTAGCGATTCGCTCTCTGAGGGTGAAATAATTCCGTTCAGCGGAGTCAGTAAGTCTGGGGCTGGAAGCATCGCCCATGCCGCCGGTGCCGGACGATCCGTTCGCTGGACAGTTTGCGTTGAGTTGCAGCCTACGCTTGCCAGTAGCAACATCGCGTTCAAGCTGATCAATAGTAGCTTTTGCATCAGCCAGTTCTCCGGTGTATTTGGCATCCAGTGTCGCCACATCTCGCTGGCGCACCTGCATATCTTTGATGGTGGCGTTAGCCAGGCTAAGATTCTTGGTGGCCTTGTCGCGCTGGTCTTTGTAGGTGATGGCGTTGCCACGGTAGTGGTTAATCGCCAAGGCCATGGAAACCAGCAGGCAGATAGCGACAGCGCAGATGATGGCTGTTAATCGGCTCATTTCTGGCCCCACTCGCAAACTTCACGCTCAATCTCGCGGCGGGTGATCAGACCCTTCCACTGCTTGCCACCGGCATACGTCCAGCGCTGCAGTTCTTTGCATGCCCCCGGCACGTCTCCGGCGTTCAGCTTCTTCAGCAGCGTCGAGCTGGCAAAAGCACCAGAGCCAACGTTATAGGTGAAGGAGTAAAGCGAGGCGCGGGTTGGCTCAGGAATGCGAACCTTGATCAGCGGGTCGATAGCATTTGCCACCTTTCGCAGATCGGCCTTCAGCAGGTTGTCGCACTCTTTGTCGGTGTAGCGGTGACCGCGGCGAATGTCCGCTCCGGTGTGCCCATCGCAAACAGTCCAGACACCGACCACATCCTGATAGGCGTAATAGCGCCGTCCTTCCAGCCCATCGGCATTGCCCAGCATCACAGCTGCAATGGAGATAGCCCCAGAGCCACCGACAATTGCTCCAATCAGCTTATTCCTGAGTGTCGGGTTCATCCTGGCTCCTGCTGCGGCGATTGTCTTCGCGGATCTTGAAGTACAGATTTGTCAGATAGGTCAGCACGGCAATGATGATGCCCACCAGCACGCCGATAGCGTTCCACTGCTCGGGGCTGTAGGCATTCAACATGCCGTTGAGGATGCTCCCGGCTGAAGCGCCATAGGCAGCACCAGTGGTTATTTTTTCCATGCGATACATGCTCTCACCTCGCGTAGTTAGCGGGTGCTGTTCGTGTAGTGGGAAAGGCCGTCAGACACGATAGCTACGTGGCATCTGGAATTGATTGTCTGCGGCCTGAATAAAAAACCCGGCGACAGGCCGGGAAGATGAGGGTAAGGCAATGTCGGCTCTCTGGCCGAAGGGTCCCAGGTAGCGGGTTCTGTGTGCGGCGTACCGCAAATAAAAAACCCCTGCATTTCTACAAGGGCTTAAATGGTGTCGACCTGTCTTCCCATCGTAGTCAGCCCGGGGAAGTGTCGCAACCTTTCGGTTTCTGCCTTTAGCTTCATCAGGCGACATGTAAATGCTGACCTACACCTTCCAATTCATGCCGACGCGGGAAGGAAACGCTCTTTGTGTGGTGGCCGGCGCTGATCTCCGGCTTAGCGGCAATAGGCGTGGACGGGACGCCTCGTTTTATAGCTGCGGGTGTGCGTACTGCCTACCATACTGCTTTCCGCACCTGTTCGGCCAATGGATACTAATACCCGCCCCGAACAGCTCTCGCTCGCCTGATTAGCGCATCAGCCTGCGCATTCACCACAACGGACAGAGCACTCGGTGCATTTAAGCCAAGCCCCATACGGGAGAATGCTCTTTCCTGTTGTGCAGATACGAAAAAGCCCAAGACGTTAACCTCGGGCTTGAATTCTTTGTGTCGACAATCAAAGCTATGGCGACGATATCAGATTTACATGAAATATATGCGTTTCAGTTCGGTTTTGCAAGACTTACATCTAAATTTGTCGCCTTTTGTTGTGAACGTGATCGCGTTACGGAAATAAGAGCACCGCTATCTAGCCGCTTAAAGCTATTACGCATCGCCAGCCAGTGAGGCAGATAAGTTTCCGTCCAGGTGGATTTCGCCACGCCAGCCAGTTCTGCCAGCGCCTGGTATTCGTACGTCTCCCGCCCCGCCAGCTCAGCCTTAACGTCCTGCGCCGCCAGCCAGATAAGCTTCTTCAGGCGCTCCATCGTCTTGCCGGCCACTTTCTTCGCACCTAGCTGCTCCCGGAACTCTGCCCACGCCCACTGGGTGATCGCTACCTGGTACTCGAAGCGGATATTCTCGCTGTAGTTCCACAGCAGCCACGCTTTTTGGTGGTCTTCCAGCGACAGGACAGCGCGGCGCCAGGATGCAGTCACGAACTCAACGGGCCCAACCAGCGCGATGGATGATCCCTTGGCGCGCGATTGATTGCCGCTAATTGGCGGGCCGTCCGGGTTAACTTTCCGGCCGGTTACCGGGTCAGTGACTTTCTTCCGGCCCCGGCTGCGCGCCGTCGCGGTGAATTGCGCGTTCTCGGCGAAAGCTACCAGTTGCCCTTTCGTCGCCCCGCTGAGGTCTGCGGTCGCCACAATGAGCTGCTGACGTACGTATTCCAGTTGCTGACTGTTCATGCGGCTTCCTTCTGTGGCTGATTGGTTTTCGTCTGGCTGTGCTTTGCTACTGGCGGCAGGTTGGCGCGCTTAACGCTTTCGGCCTGGTACTTTTCGATATCAGCTCTGGTCATGATTCCACCACTCCCGTGCTGACTTTCTGTATTCAGGGTTTTCTGTCTGACAGATAATTTCCGCTCGATCGCCGCTTATCAGCTCACGAGCTTTCGCATATAGCCTTTCTCTTTTAGAAAGCTGCTTCGTTTCATACCAGGTGCTGGCAACGAACTTTCTCGCTTCAACTGGAGTGAATGCCTTCATGCGGCCTCCCGCTGTTTCAGTGCTTTGAGCTTGGCGCGGTACTCATCGCGGATCCGGATGAAGTCTTCCCGGCGGTAGTTGGTCATTTCGTGGGGGCCGTTGAGCCAGTCGACGTATTCCTGACCGTAACGAGCGACCAGGCCAGCTTCGTATTGCTGCGCGACGGTCGCCTCTTTGGCGGTGTACTTTCCGGCCCCGGCATTGCAGGATTTGCACTGCTTATGGGCGTTGCGTTCTTCGAATCGCAGCTCAGGATTAGCGCCGACCGTTTTGAAGTGGCCGCAGTCCCACTGGCCGCCATGCAGATCAGGAGGGTTGGTCTCGCCGCAGCTGATGCATGGCAAACCAGCATCACGCGCGCGAATGTAGGAGTTGAATGCCTGCTGAGCCTGCGCTTTGTAGTACCCGGCAGGCCGTAGCTCTGCCAGGCGTTCCTTGCGGCGTTTGCGCCCGGCCTTCTCTGCCTCTTTCTGCTCCTTGATTCGCTTAGCGGCGGCTTTCACCTTCTCCTTTTCGCGTTCTTCCATCGCGAGGATTGCGCCGTGCTCCGGGCTGCACCACCGGATCCGGATATCGTGGAATTTCGGCACGAAGTATTCACCGCATACTTTGCACTTACGGCGGGATGGTTTACGCATGGGCACCACCTTGAACCTGTACCAGCGTGAGGTTTCCGCAGAACACGGCACCGGTATCGATGTACATCTGGTTGGCATACTTCAGGGGATGGCGAGCAGGGGTGTGGCCGAAGATAAACAGATCAGCACCGGCTATCGGCGAGACAATGCCGTCCTGAGCGTCGCTAACCCGCTCGCGGTTCCAGATCACCATTTCTTCTGGTACTGGCTTATCGAATGCGTATTCGTTGTGCGGATAGTCAGCGTGGCATATGACGACCTTCTTATCGCCGGTAACCAGTTCGATGACGAGTGGCAGATCAGCCGTTTTGTGGACCAAAGCCTTAGCCAGCACCTCTTTGTCATAGTCGAGATTGAAGAACCATCCGCCACCATTTGCCAACCAGTGAACGACGTTTCCAAACTCCGAAAGGCCATCAATCATCATCTGCTCATGGTTTCCGCGCACAGCCCGGAACCACGGCATAGTAATCAGTTCCAGGCACTCGACGTTTTCCGCGCCGCGGTCAACCAGGTCTCCAACCGAGATCAGCAAATCACGCGCCGGGTCGAACGAAGCTTTTTCGAGCTCACTCATCAGCAGCGTGTAGCACCCATGCAGATCGCCAACGACGAAGATATTGCGCCAGTCAGCGCCATTAATGCGTTGATACATGCTCATGCGGATTTTCTCCTCGCTGCGAGGCGCAGCCATTTCTGATCCACCAGGCGGGCGGTGTAGTCTTTCAAGGTCGGGATGTCGGACGGCTTTACCGCGGCCTTACGCTTGCGGCGCACCGGAACGCGGAAGATTTCGTTGGTGATGACGCGTGCGAGAGGATTACCCACGGGAAGCCCTCCATTCGTGAGCCCATACGATGCGACGATTGGACGCCTCGCTGAACTTCACGCCATGCTCGGTACCGAACCAGTAAATAGCCTCGATAACATCGACCATGTAGCGCTTGCTGGATTTAGAGGTACGGACGCCGAAATAAACTCGGCCGCCGTTTATGCCGGGCGCGGATTTTTGTTCCTGATGCTGTGTCTGATTCACCAGAACGGTGATTAGGTCTTTCCACTCTTCGCGGGTCAGCTTTTCGCCGTGCCAGACTACCTGGTCAGACAGGTCTTTCAGCAACGGCCACATCAAACGATTTTGCTTGTCTGTCCGGGTCTCTTCCCGGGCCTCGACCACCATCGGAGCACGAGGGTTCACCGGCAGGGTGCGAATGTACGCTATGAGGTTGTCTTTGACGGTGTCGTTAACGATGCAGTAGTGCTGCTTCATACGCCACCTCCGACAGGTAACGCAGAATGCAGGAAATCGCAGGTGCCGCTAAGCATCTGTGATAAGGTGAGGAGTTCAGATTGTGGTCGCATTTAAGTCCCCTTAAATGCGCAGAAGTCACCGGAGTTGTTCAGGCTCCGATGACATGATTATGGACGGTTGATTCAACAAAATCAACGTAAGAGAAAGGCCTCCGGAGAGGCCAATGAGTTAGTCGTCCACGCGTTTAAAGCACAGCGGGCAAACATCATTTCCACCGTGCTCTTCGTATGCGCCTTTAACGGCATCAGTCATCTCTTTAAAATTTTCAAATGGATGACCACCATTGCTTTTTTTATAAGCTCCAGCTGCGTATTTATAGATGTTAGCCTCATCTACGCCTTCATCAACATAAGCGCCCTCATGATGGGGGCACTGCGTTAAAGCGCCAACCCTACCAAGCATCTCCAATGCCCAACACTCTTGTTTCATGCAAAGTTGATCGATACTCATAACGCCTCCTGTTGGTTTTACATCGCCAAATGAATGTACCACCAAGAAAGAGGAAATGAAGCTGTTAAATTGTAAAACATGTGTATATATCAATGAGTTAAAATAGTTTGCTATTTTTTCTTACAGCCTTTCTGCATCGAATGGGTTAGGCATCATGAGACACCACTGTTGGCGAACTTAATGGGCAGGCGATACCGATCGGGTGCTTACCATTGCAGATAAAGCACCGCATCTCACTAAGCACCTGAGGATGGGTAGTGATCGTCTCCGTAGGATTACCCTCGCTCAATGCATCCCGGAACGCGACCGCTACAACCTTCCCGCCCAAAGCTTCCATGTGGGCATGTGCTGGCGGCTCCTTGCCGTCTTCGAATTCAATGACGAAAGTTAGCTTTCCCATCACTTCACCTCCTGCTGCGGTGCTGCTGCAATCATCGCCGCCCAGCAGAGTTTCGCCCGGTGCGCTGCCTGCTGGCATCCGCTCATGGCATCGTATGCCTCCCACACTTCTTCATCGCTAAAGCTCTCATCTGGCTCAGACTCGAAACCATTGACGATCATGTCTTCTGTCGGCTCAACCGGCACCATTACCCAACCATCCGGAATCACCGGAGTGTTGCCATAGGCACCCTGAAGCATGTCGACGCGGCCGGCGTTCAAATCACCGTAAATCTGACCGATGAGATTAAACCCCTCCATTGGCCAGTCAGTCGGAGAATAAGCAACTGATCCATCTTCGGCCACGAATAAAAAACCAACTGGTTTCAAATCAGGCACAGATACCGGCGCTGGCTGAGCGGTGTAAAGAGCAACCTCTCCCTGATGACGAACTGTAAGCATTCTGCCTACTTTTATCTTTTTGCGCATCAGGTCTACATCATCAGCAAATGCAAACCCAATCGGATCCGCTTCTAGCGATGCCAGCGCGATACGCGCAAGCTCCAGTTCAATTGACCATGTGCGCTCTTTGAGGGGCTCTAACTCTCCAGCCAGCATCATCTCTGAAAACTCAATACGCGCGTGCGCAGAAGCGATAAGCTGTTCTTTGGTGAAGGTGATCATGATGTCGCTCCATTTGCAGACTCAATAATTGCCATGCCACATTTCGCGCATCGCTTTACGTTTGAGACATCCCAGTAAACGCTGCCATGGTGGTCGCAACGACGTTCAATCCTGTACAAGCGAGCTTGATAATCAGCAATCCGCCTGTCTTTGGCTTCCAGCTCATCCAGCGCCACCACAAGAGCAATGGTAAGTGCAGTTGTATATTCTGAATCGCAGCAACTGGCGCATATACACCCGCCGTCGGAGTGCCGAACAGTCAGAGCCCATTGCTGGCAGAAGTCGCAATTGCGCATTACCGCCTGGCTCCAGTCATGCCTTTCGCGCTGCGGAATGACAAGCGCCTGTTTGTCGATGTTGCTCATTGGGCGGCTCCAGAATTTGGTTTCCAGGTGAATTCCGGCTCGATAATCACATTCATACAGGTGCCGCGTTCGTTATGCTGCTCGAGCATTTCAAGAATGTCAGAGTCAGTCTGTGTATCTCCGTAGCTCCCAACAATGCAGAGTAATTCGACAGGAGCACCGAGGTTTTGCAGAGCAATCGTCAACTGCTTTGCTAATGCCATTTTCATTGCTTCGTTGCTCATGACTGCACTCCTTTGCGAAGCTCATCGGCGCACTCATCACCCTGGCGAACGCCGATAGCGAAACTACGTAGCCCCTGCTGCACCCATGCGGAAAACTGTTCGCTTTTGGCCGCCATCTCCACACCCTGCGCCCGCACTTCAGCCAGAAAATCGTCGGATGCTGGGGTTTCAATGCGGAAGTAAACCGGGTCGCCGTCTTCAAAGTTACCTGGGTCATCGACCAGTGTTTCGTGCTCATCGGAAGAGTAGACTTCCTGACGAAGCAGACCATTCTTCATCGCCAGTTCTTGGATTTCCGCCCCATCAGCGCCGCAACCTTGCCAGGCAATAGAGAGCAACGCATCGACGAATGCATTCATACCCGCATTCTCCGCAGCCAGCGCCGCGCATCTGGCTTCACCTTCTGCCACGCCAGCCTGGTACGCTTCGAACATATGCTGCGTCTTCTCGTGCACAAAGCTTCTGTCGTCTTCCATCGCTGGCGAGCAGCCGTTGTTGTTCTTGGTAAACCACTCTATAAATTTCTTTTTCATACCCCTGCCCTCCCCCAAACCATCAATACTCGCTTCATCGCCGCGCTGTTGCGGCACTCCTGAAATATTCCGTTGGTGCAGCTGCGCGCGGTTCCGTCCTGCTCTTCCGGCGTCGCCAGGCGATAAGTCACCGTTCGCCAGACCTTGCTCACCCGGACAATCTTGCGTGCCCGCTCCAGATCGATAGCGTTCTTCGTGATGCAGTTGATGGTCATGCCGCACTCTGTGGCCACATCCTTCGCGGTGAAGGTCCGGTGAGTTTCGAGATAACGCAGAATTGCCTGTTTTCCTTTCATCAGAAGCCCCCTTTCTTTTTCGGCTGCTGCTCGCGCCCGCGGCGTTCTGCGGCGGCGGCCTGCTGGTCTGTGTCGTAAATTGCACCGTTGATCTGATTGCAATAAACCGTGCCGGTACTGCCATGGCGGTTTAGTCGCAGGATTAACTCCGTTTCACCAGGCGGAACGCTGTCATCGAAAGCACCTTCCCGGTGGATGCCAACCCAGTAGTCGCAGTCCTGCTCAATCTGTCCTGTGTCGCGGGAATCGCTCGGCAACGGGCGTTTATTCACTCGCTTCTCCAGTTCGCGGTTGAGCTGGGTCAGCAGCACGACGACGCAGCCAAGCTCTTTGGCGAGGTTCTTCAACCCTTTGGTGATCATCCCGTAGGCCAGGTCATTACGGTCGGCTTTTTCGGCGGTCATTAGAGTCAGGTAGTCAACCAGAATCATTCCTACGCAGCCCTTCTCGCGCTTGATTCGGCGGCTTTCGCTAACGATGTGCGCCAGTGACAGGCCAGGAGTATCGTCGATGTACAGCATGTCGATTTCACTCAATCGCCCGGCGGTGGCGATCGCCTTCTTAAAGTCGCCGTCGTAATCGCCCTGGTACTTGTCATCGGCGTCATCCGTGGCTGGCATGTAAAAAATGCTCGGGTTAACTCCAGACTTCTGACCAACCAGTTTTTCGAGGATCTGGTCGCCCGGCATTTCGAGGCTGAACATCAGCGCTGGCTTTTTCTCACGAACCGCGCAGTTGATCGCCATCTGCCCGTACAGGGTTGTCTTGCCCATCTTTGGCCTTGCGCCAATCACGAACAGAGAGCCTTTAACCAGACCTTTCGGCGCCAGCAGCTGGTCGAGTGACGGGATGCCGGTGCTCATGCCGCGCTGTTCGCCTGAAGGGTCAAAGCGTTTCTCCAGATCTGCTACCCAGTCATCCATAACCTCGCCGAACGACCGCAACCCACGGCGACTACCGGTTTTTGAATGGTCTGCGAGCTGGGTGAAAATACCCTGAATGGCCTCGTACTTCTGCGTGGCGCTCATGCCATTGCGGGAATACAGCAACTCAGTAGCTTCGGTCAGGCGGCTGATACCGTAGCGCTCCATTGCGGCTTCCCGGACTGATGCTGCGTATGCCACGATGTTTGCAGCGCTTGGAGTGTTCTTGGCGATCTCAGCCAAGTAAGCAAAGCCACCTACCTGCTCCGCGAGCCCTTTGCCTTCAAGCGCGTCGAACAGTGTCAGACCATCGACTGGCTTGTTGTCGCGGAACATCTGCCGCATCTCGGCAAAGATCAGCTGGTGAGGTCGGCTGTAGAACGACTCAGGCTTGAGCATCGCCAGAACCTTCTGGACTCGCTCGCTGTTGTCATCATCCAGCAGCAGGCCACCGATAACGCTCTGCTCTGCTTCGAGGTTTTGTGGTACAGCCATGAATTCAGCGGTCATCACGATCCCCCTCGCGCACTTCGATGTAGAGCTTTTCGGTCAGGAACTTATCGAATTTCATGCGGCGCCAGGTCTTCCCGGATTTCTGGTCTGGTCGGTCTTCAAGCATCCAGCGGCAGTTCTGAGCGATGTAGCGCAGATAACTTCTGAAACCGTCCATATCCATCGGCTTGCCGTCCAGGTTGCGGGCAATCTTGTTAGCCTTGCCCCAGAAGGTGCGGATGAGATTGCGTCGCTCATCAGTGAGGCATCTCCATCCCCGGGCTTCAGGCAGTTCGTCTTTCAGGCATTGCCATACTTCATCGCATGACAAACGTGACTTTTTCTCTTCAGCGGGTTTCTGGTCATTTGCGACATACTTACTACCGTTAGGTAGTAAGTTATTTAATATATTGTTATCTGTGGACACTGGCTGGACATCGGCTGGACATTCCACCTCCGCAGGCATTGGTACGACTGCGTTTGGGCTGGACACCGGCTGGACATCGGCTGGACAAAAATTTGACTGATATTCGTCATATTTGACCACTTTTAGAACAGTAAAACGGTTGTTTGATTTGGTGGTGATCATGCCCAGATTCTGGAATTTACGGAGCAGTGATTTAACGCGATCAGCGGTCAAACCCGTTTCCATTGCCAGCGTGTTTCGCCCGGTAATGAACTCTCCGCGTTCGCAGATCACATCGCCGACATCAGTCGATACCAGTGTCTGTTCGTGATTAGCGCGCAGGAGCAGGTGAACCCATAAATGAGCCGCCTCAGCGTCCTTGTAGAACGGCACATCCATAATTTTACGGTGCAGCAAGGCAAACCCCTTACCGTCATTCGTGCGCGGTTTCTGGAGCCTTCTGGCCTCTCTGGCTTCGGCTAAATTAGATACGTTACCCACGGCCACTCTCCTTACGTTTCAGTTCTTCCAGGATGGCGCGCATCTTCTCTGCCACAATCGGATTAACCGAGCGGATGAAGCGGTCGCGGGTTATGTTTTTATGTACAGCGGTATGGTAATAGCGTGGATTTTTTGCCATTATTCCTCCTGCAATGAGTGCACACGATTTGCATCTGAAGGCCAGTTCTGTTCGCGCAGACTGGCTTTCGCCATTTTTGAAACTTCCCATCACATAACCCCCAACATCGAAGTGACCATAGCCATCAGCGGCGCGGTCAGATCCGGGTCGACACGGAACATCTCTACAATCCCCTCACTGAGTTCCTTGAGCTTCTGGTGACGCGGGGCGTTCATCGCAACGGCCACTTTCGCCTCGCTCGTTTCCTTCTCAAGTCGAGCTAAGCGGGACATGAAACTGTCCTCGGGAAGAAGACGATGGCGATACTCCAGAGGCAGGACGGCCATGATAGCTGGCGCCAGCTGGCGAATGTTGTTGGCAGCATATTCGGTGTCGCCGTCGATCCAGCGGAACACCTTCTGCATCTGGCGGTGAGAGTCAGTCGGGATATCCAGACCGGTGCCGCCAGTAGCCCGCCACTCTTCCACAATCAGCGCTGCGACAAATTCACGGCTGCGGCAATCGGCTGCCCAGGCGCGAACAGCTGTGCGGATCCCATCGATGTTTAACGCCCTGGAATCAGGTTCCCGGCGATTCTGGTAAATCATCGCCGTTGGCGAAAATTTGTTACCTTGTTGATACGCAAGTGAATGCATTGCTTTCCCTTTCGTGGTTAGGGCCGCCAATCAGGCGGCGTTATTTTTTGGTGGAAACAACGCATCGAGAGATGTATTGCTCCCAAGCTTATTCATCGCCTCAACCAGGCGGCGGCACGAATCCAGGTCTGGTGCTCGTATGCCAGCTTCATAGTTAGCAAGGCGGGACTGGTTCCAGCCGCACGAACCTGCTAACTCTGATTGAGTGATGCCAAGCTTCTTACGTTCGTTGGCGATATTGTTCATGCTGATCCTTTCAAGAATGGTCACTCAGCATCATTAAACACAATTCGTGATTATTAATCAACACAAATCGTGAAAGGCAATTCAACACGCTACGTGATAAAAATATGCGTATGAAAAAAAATGAATCTATAGCCAGCAGAATTAAGCGTATTCGTGAGTCAAAAGGCCTCTCTCAGAGGGCTTTGGCTGATCTTTGCGGGTGGGCTTCGCAATCACGCATAGGAAACTATGAGGCGGGCACACGTAGTGTGAGCGTTGATGATGCAGAGGTTATCGCCAAAGCTTTGGGTATATCCGCCCCTGAGCTATTATTTGGGGATGACTTTGTCGGACATTACAAGCCAGGAGCAAAGTATCCGTTGATTAGCTGGGTAAGCGCAGGGGCGTGGTGTGAGGCTAATGAGCCATATACTCTGAAAGACATAGAGGAATGGTATGAATCTGACGCTCATATAGAGGGAACGGCTTTCTGGTTGCGTGTTCAGGGTGACTCTATGACATCATCCGTTGGACTAAGCATCCCTGAGGGTATGATGGTTCTAGTCGATACCGGGAAAGAACCAGTAAATGGAAGCCTGGTAATAGCTAAACTTACCGACGCTAATGAGGCGACATTCAAGAAGTTGGTTATCGACGGCGGTAATAAATACCTCAAAGGCCTCAATCCGCAGTATCCCCTGATCCCAATTAATGGTAACTGCAGAATTATTGGTGTTGCCATTCAAACTATGATGAAGCTTTGAAGACCAATGAGGATGGAACTAGGAATGAAAAAAATAATTTTGGCTTTGGCAGTTTCCGCGATGTTATCTGGATGTGTTATGAAGAGCACAGCCCATGCTGGAAAAGACTTTGATGAAACAAAGATTTCTCAAATCGTTAGTAAGCAGACTACAGAAGCAGACCTTCTCCGCTTGATGGGTGAACCAGTGAAAAAGGAGATCGTTAGCGACAATGAAGTTAAGTGGATCTACGAATACGTAACTTCTAATGCAGCCGTAAGAATGTTCTCCACTAAGCCAAAAGTCGATGTTTCGAAAAAGGTTCTTGAGGTGTTGATCCGAGATGGCGTCGTTGTTAATCACGCGTATACAAACCCAGGGACCACTACATACAAGTAACCTCTCCAGAACCATCATCATGATTGAAGCCCACTTAGGTGGGCTTTTTTTATGCCTGTCGAAAAATAAATTTCCATATAATTCAATAACAACACAATTTGTGTTCAACTATAATCACATTTCGTGTTGACTACATAAACACATTCTGTGATTATCAACTCATCGAAACGAAACATCGACAGCTGAGCGAAGTTAGCCAGCGGCGGACAGCAAGTCGCCTGCTTTTTAACAACATGCAAAGTCGGAACAGCACTCAGTAACCCTGTTTAGACCCCAACGCTAAAAATGCGGCGTATCACCGACGGCGAACCGGTCGGTGAGAAGGCTACCCCCTCGCGAGAGCGATAAAGGCGTGGGAACGGGCAACACTGGCGGGATGAGAGGTGCGAAGCGCAAACAGATTTATTCCAGTCCATTCGAGGTTGAGTGGGCTGGGCTGAATTAAGAATTTCTCCCGCATCAGCGGGTAACTACAGAGCCAACCTCAAGCACCGGGCGCCGATGCTTGGTGATGGTAATACTGCCATCTCAACCGCACAGGAGACGATGATCCTGTTCTGGTTGGATTGGAAAAGTCTTCTTGGCCCGCCAGCGCGCGGGCATTTTTTTGGAGGTTGCATGTTTGCTACTGACATCTCACTGAAATACGGCACTCATCAGCCAGAGACGATTCTGGAAACAATGCCGATTGAAGAAGCCTCCGAAATCATCAAGGAGAAGCTTCGTGATGAAGTGCGCCAGGAACTCGAGTGCGAGTATGGCGATCGCCTTTATGAGGCTGAAGAAGAGGCATCAAACTGGGAAAGCAGAGCTGATGACTATGAAAGCGATGCGACTTGCCTGGCTAAGGCCATAAGAGAGGCTTTTGAATCTGCCAACTTTAAAGATGCAAATGTGATCCTCCAGCGAGCGATGCACGACCATAAAGACTATTTCTGAAGACCCGCCACGGCGGGTTTTTTCATACCTCAGTCGCTTCACCGAGGCGGCTTAGTTATGACAACCGGCGGCCATCCACCGCCCATTGAAACACTGAATAAATGCGTTGAAGTCTTGTATTAACCGTTCGGCGGCGCGGCCTTAAGCGCGGAGATGATTATGACTCTTATCGAATTGACCAAAAAGAAAATGGCAATTGAAGCCGAACTGGCTCAGTTGAAGGCGAAGTTTGTTGATGACACCTCACGCATCGGTAAAGAGCTGATTGCCGTGTCTGAAGGTATCAACCAGACCAATAAAGGCCTAACGGTTGAGATGGTTAGGCATGGTATGACGATCATTAACTTCGGTGACCCGAAACAAAGCATGGAGCGGCGCGGGTGTGTTGAAGACGCGATTAACGACATTGCGTCGGGGGTCACCCGTCTGAGCGAGCGTTATTTTGGCACAAAAAACTACGCCCAATGGAGCGATCAGCGTGAAGACCATCGCTATGGATATGGCCCTAAACACGGCTCTATCTGCTTCAAGATCGGTTTAACTGGCACCGCACTTAATAAGCTGGCAAGCGGCGGGTTGAGTGATTACGACGCTGAATGCGCTATCTACTGCCTGATGAACATTGACGCCATCAATGCGGCAAATGCCAAAGCCAGGGAGGCATCATGACAGTCACTCACAACGGCAAGCAGTACACCGCCAAAAAGCTCAACGATAACGAGTGGCAGCTTACGTCAGTATCGAACCCGCGTGAAAAGCTGACGATGAACCGCTGGCACATGAAGCTGGCTGGCCTCCTGGAACAGGTTGAGGTGAAGGTATGATGCACCACTACGGCACCACCCCGCTCATTCGCCAGTGCGTCATGCCCGGCATGATGGCAATGCATGAAGGACGCACCTATCGCGTCTCAGCAGTCATTCAAGAGCGCAAATGGGTGTACCTGCACACCGATGCAGAAATCATCCGCCTCAGTGACTGCGTGATTGACGTCCTTCTGGACGGTCACGGCAACCCTATCCAGCACTAACCACCCTATTCAACCGATCGGCCTGGCTAAAAGCGGGCGGGATCTGCACATCCAAATTTCAGGAGAAACCATGAGCGAAGTAACGGACTTAACTGTTATCGAAATCAAGCCGGAACAGGCGCCAGTGCTGTACGTAGCTGGCGGCCTTGACGCTTATCTCGAGCAAATCCGCCAGGCGGTAAACGAAGTGCCGGACCTGTCCACGAAGAAAGGCCGTGACCGTGTCGCCTCTCTGGCGGCGCAGGTATCACGCAGCAAGACGGCAATCGAAAAGCCGGGCCGTGAGTACCTTAAGCGCCTTAAAGAGGCTGTGCGTCCGGCTGAGGCCGAAATTAAGCGATTCGTTGATGCCTGTGACGAGCTGCGCGACGCGACCCGCCGCCCACTCACCGAATGGGAAGCAGAGCAGGAACGCATTAAGGCTGAAGAAGCCATGAAAGCACTGCACGCCGAAGCGCTGGAAATGAACATCAAGTTCGATCAGGAGTTGGCGGCCAAGTTTGAAGCGGACCACGAATTGGCCCTTCTGATGAATAAGGATTTTGACCGTGACCGCGAAGAGCAGCGCCGTCAGGCGGAACAGGCTCAGCGTGATCACGAAGAACGCATTAAGCGCGAAGCGGCAGAAAAAGCCAGCCGCGATGCCGAAGCGAAACACAAAGCTGAGATTGAAGCCGCAGCGCGCCGTGAAGCTGAAGAGAAAGCACGTGCAGAGCTGGCTGAGCGCCAGCGCATCGAAGCAGAGCAGCGGGCGGCGCGTGAAAAGCAAGAAGCGGAAGCACGGGCGGAACGCGAAAAGGCCGCGGCGGTTGAAGCTGAGCGTCTAAAGGCAAAGCAGGCAGAAGCAGCCCGTCTGGCTGAGCAGAAGCGCATCGCCGACGAACAGGCAAAGCGCGAGGCTGACGTGAAGCACCGCAAGACGGTCGGCACCAACATCGTTAACGCGCTCACCAGCCACACCAGCTTAACCCGCGAACAGGCTATCGAAGTTCTTACCGCTCTGAAGGATGACCTGATCCCCTGCGCGAAAATCCACTACTGAGGCAACCATGAACGCATACCTCACTTACGACCGCATCGAAGATCGGCGCTGGGTAGAGCAGCTTCTCGACGACGAGAAAGAGAAGTGGATCGACGACCGGGCGAAAGAACTGATTGCCATGTTCCCTGCGAAACCTCTGGAAATGAGCAGCTTGTTCCTGCCCCAGGAAGCCCAGTTTGCGCTTATCGGAGAAAAGGCCGAAGAGGCATACAACGAATACATATCGGCCTGCGCGTATGCCCGGGCCGAAGAAGAATGGCAGCGCCAAGCGCCCTGCCCGTTTTAAGGAGTGATTATGAGCTTCGATCTGATTCAGTTCGTTAAGGAGCAGGAGCCGCTGTTTGTCGGCGCCCTTACCGACCAGTCTCTGACTTGGGCAAAGGAATGCCAGTTCGCTATACAGTTATTCCAGCGCAATCAAAAATTGGCAGAAACGGCGATTTCCAACCCCACCAGCGCCCAGAACGCGATCATCAACGTTGCAGCGGTCGGCATAAGTCTGAACCCTGCCAGCAAACTGGCTTATCTGGTTCCGCGCGACGGTATGGTCTGCCTCGATATCAGCTACATGGGCCTTCTGCACATTGCCCAGTCGGCTGGCGTCATCAAGTGGGGCCAGTGCAAGCTCGTTCATGCTGGCGACGACTACGAGACGCTGGGTCTCGATAAGGCGCCAGCTCACAAATACAACCCATTTGCTACACCTGACGATCGCGGCGCCGTTATCGGTGGCTACTGCACTGTTAAAACCGCTGATGGGGACTATCTCACTGAAGAGATGAGTCTCGCTGAGATAGAAGAAATCAGGAAAGTGAGCAAAGCGGGAACATCACAAAAAGGCCCATGGGTCAACTTCTGGTCTGAGATGGCCAGGAAGACGATCGTCAAAAGAGCATATAAATACTGGCCGCGTGCTGACCGTCTGGATAATGCCGTCGATGTGCTCAACGAGAGCGAAGGCATATACACGGAGCCAGTTATGCCCTACACCCCTGAAAGCGAAATCATCCAGTCGGAAGAAAACGCAAAACAGGAACTTATCAACACCATCCATTCACTATGTGAGGACATGAAGCAGGCGAAAAATTTGCATGCTCTCAAAACTCACTTCCAGGCAGCTTACAAAATGACGGTCGGAATGCAGCTTCAACAAGGGGTTCAGGCCGTCTATGCCAAGTGCAAAGCAAAATTCGAAGAGGTTACGCAATGACAGCTCTTTACCAGATCGCCAATGATTTCGCAAAGCTGACTGATTCAGGCATGGAGCCTGAAATGATAGCTGACACCCTTGATGGCATTGAGTGGGAGCTGGAAGCAAAGGTCGAGCAGATCCTTGCTGTCTGCAAAAACGAATCTGCTTATGCCGAGGCGCTGAAAGAAGAAAGCAAGCGTCTTGCAGAGCGCGCAAAAGCCGCAGAAAACCGTGTGTCAAGCATGAAAGATTATGTGGCCACCTCCCTCGAAACAGCAGGAAAGAAATCACTGAAGGCAGGCATTCATCAGGTAACGGTTCGCGCGCCTTCCAAGTCAGTAGAGATTATAGATGCCAGCGCGCTTCCTCCTGAATTCGTCGAATACGAGACGAGCATCAAGCCAGACAAATTGGCTATCAAACACCAAATCGAAGCTGGCGTGGATGTACCTGGCGCGCAAATAAAACTCGGCAAACCTTCACTCCTTATTAAGTAGGTGCCGCCATGAAACGCACACCCTTCTACCGCAGGCCCGGGCGAACCGGGCAATTCTCCGGCCTCCGTGAGCGCGTTATCTGGATGATTCAGACGCGCGGACGCCCGGTCACCGGCAGCGAAATCGCCGAGAAGTTTGGCGTCACGCTCATCGAGTTTAACCGGGTCGCCAACGGCATTACCCGCGGCTCCGGACAGATAGCGCAGATAGTTGTATCGGAAAAATGGCTCAACGAGGACGGCATCTGCGACCGGAAATTTAGCCTGGCCAGCAAGCCAAAGGTTGTAACGCCGCAGGGCAAATCGCGCCTGTTCACCCGTCGCGCCATCGAACAATCGCAGGAAGGAAGGCGGCAGGAATGCATTGAACGTGCCGCCCGCCGTCGCCGCTTGATTGCTCAGGGTCTCTACATCGACGAAATGGAGTCCATCCTATGACTCACGCTCACGACGACATCAGGGTTGGCACACTGTGCCTTCCCTTCATTTGTAACGGCTGGCTAATGCCATGGGGTGAAGTGGTCTGCAATCCATTAAAGGCGCAGCGGCTCGCTGAGGAATATCGGGAAAGGCAGGAGGCGGCATGAAATACGGAAGCGTGTGCAGCGGCATCGAAGCTGCCAGTAAAGCGTGGGAGCCTCTCGGCTGGAAACCTGCCTGGTTCTCTGAAATCGAACCATTCCCATCCGCAGTCCTCGCCCATCACTGGCCGGAAGTAACCAACCTCGGCGACATGACCAAAATCGCCGAGGCGGTGCGCGCTGGTGATGTCGAAGCGCCTGATGTTCTGGTCGGCGGTACGCCTTGCCAGGCATTCAGTATCGCAGGCTTGCGTGAAGGCCTGTCTGATGACCGCGGCCAGTTAACCCTCTCATACGTGGAATTAGCCAATGCAATCGACGCAAAGCGCCGCGAACGCGGTGAGCCAGAAGCAATCATCGTCTGGGAAAACGTCCCCGGCGTGCTCAGCAGCAAAGACAATGCCTTCGGGTGCTTTCTGGCAGGACTTGCCGGAGAAAGCAGTGAGTTGCAGCCAGCAGGGGGAAAATGGACGCACGCAGGTTGTGTGTCTGGACCAGAAAGGGTTATTGCCTGGCGCGTCCTTGATGCTCAATTTTTCGGAGTGGCCCAACGACGCCGCCGTGTGTTCGTTGTCGCAAGTGCTCGTAACGGATTCGATCCCGCAGCGGTACTTTTTGAGCTCGACAGCGTGCGCCGGGATTCTGCGCCGCGCCGAGAAACGCAAAAGGCTGTTGCCGCCCTTACTGCACGAGGCGTTGGAACGTGTGGCGCAGACGACAATCAGGCACAAGCTGGACACCTGATTGCTTTTGGCGGTGGCAATACTGCGGGTCATATTGATGTGGCGACCGCCTGTACCGCGCATGGAATCAGGTTGGATTTTGATACTGAGACTTTCGCAGTGCACGGTACGCAGGATCCAGATACCAATTGCGAACTGGCGCACACACTTGGCCGCAACAACGGACAAGAAAACGCCTGCATCGCATTTAGCTACAAAGATAATGGCGCTGATGCTACGTCGGATTTATCGCCAACGATTCGTGCAGGAAACCACGATAAAAGCCACGCTAACAGCGGCCAGCCGCCAGCGATTGCGTATGCGTTCAAGGCCGGACAGGGTGCGAAAGCGGGTGGCATTGGTTATGCGGAAGAGCAATCACCGACATTAACCAGCGCCAGCAGCGGAACCAACCTTGCACCGGCGGTAATGCATGGTGTTGCCGTGCGCCGACTTACTCCGATTGAGTGCGAGCGCCTTCAGGGCTTTCCTGATAATCACACTCTGATCGGATGGCGCGGGAAGGATGCTGATGAATGCCCGGACGGGCCACGCTATAAAGCCATCGGAAATAGCATGGCGGTACCGGTTATGCGTTGGATTGGTGAGCGCATCGCCTCAGCGCTGCCAGCCGAGAAGCTGAACGGTGATTATGGCGGAAGTAAAACCCCGCTCGACCAGCGAGACCTCTGGCGCACTCCACCAGCCCTCTTCGCTGCCCTTGATGCTGAGTTTTGCTTCCAGCTGGATGCCGCCGCGGCGCCGCATAACGCACTGTGCCGGAATTTCATCACCGCCGAGCAGAACACGCTGGAAACTCCATGGGCTGATTACCTGAGCATTCCTGGCTACGTCTGGCTGAACCCGCCATACAGCGACATCATGCCGTTTATTAAAAAGGCCGCTGCCGAGAGCGCCAATCAGATCGGCACGGTAATGCTGGTTCCGGCAGACACATCGGTTGGCTGGTTCAGGGAGGCAACCCAGACCGCCAGCGAGGTGCGCTTCATCACCGCCGGGCGGCTGGCATTTATCAACCCGCTCACAGGGAAACCAGTAAGCGGCAATAACAAAGGGTCGATGCTCATCATCTGGCGACCGTATCCGCGTACACACTGCCACTTCGCAACTGTGGGCCGGGACGAGCTGATGGCTTTCGGGGCGAAACTTCTCGCCCGCCGGGAGGCCGCATGACGCCAGAAACAGACAACGCTATCCGCGCCGCCTGCCGCCGATGCACCGAGGAAATCCAGCAAGCCATGCGCAAGAAGCCAAAGCCAAACTGGAACGAAACGGTGCCTCCCATCATCAACAAGCATCACAAGAAAATAGAAGCTCTGGGAGTTAGCCTCCTGGAGTTCGTCGTATACACAGGGCGGCTTAATCGCCGCTTCGGAGTTGAATCGTGAAAAGATTTCTTTTTACCACTGAGGTCAAGCGAGCAGAAGGTTCGCAGACCTTCAGAGTGGATGCTGAAAGCCTGGAAGAAGCCATGGAGATTCTTGAAAGTGGCGGAGGGGATATTTACGAACACGAAGTTGAGGTTGTCGATATAGGCGAGTTTAAGTTCGATCGCGAAACTGACCTTGCTGACTTCGGTGATTTTCCTGAAGGCGGTGCAGCATGACCAAATACGCGAAACTGGATAGCGAGGTGTTAAGCGCTATCGGCGCTCAGCCAACCTCGCTTTCGAAGATATTTAACCCTTCCGTAAGGCAGGAGTGCCTCGTCATTGCTGAGGCAGAAGGAAAGCACCCAATGGACGTCTTCCGCATTCTTGACCGCCGACTCCAGTCGCTCAGGAAGCTTGGTGTCATCCAGCACGTCAAAGGTAAGGGGTGGATTCAGCCATGACATCAATAATCACCAAGTCGCTAAAGCGGCCTTTTTTATTGCTGGCATTCACCTTCAACCGAATTAACCGACAGTTCCGGGAGCATTGACCATGGCCGACATCATCGACACCGCAGCAGAGATTGAAGAGCTTCAGCGTAACGCTGCCCTTTCCGCTCACCGGCTCAACCGCAACGCCGTATCAGCTGAACGTTGTGAAGAATGCGACGAACCAATTCCCGAGCCGCGACGCGCTGCCGTACCCGGCTGCCAGACCTGCGTTAGTTGCGCCAGTGATAACGAACTACGGTTGAAACAGGTGGGGAAATGATATGCGCGTGAAATTTGATGTTGGGGAAAAGGTGGGCATGCTCACGCTAATTGAGCCTTTCCCCAAAGATGAAAAAGGGGTTTATAAGGGTAAATTTTCTTGTGATTGCGGTAGCACTAAAATTATTCGCCTTTCTTTCGTTAAAAGTGGTCACACAAAATCATGTGGCTGCTTAAAGATTGAAGCAAAAAGAACTCACGGAATGTCGTGTTCTTCAGAATATAGGATTTGGGAGTTGATGTTACATAGATGCGAAAACCCTAAAGATAAGAGATACAAGGATTATGGCGGGAGAGGAATAACTGTCTGTCATCAATGGCATGACTTCAGCTCGTTTTACGCTGATATGGGCGCTCGTCCTGATGGCCTTACGCTGGATCGCATCGATAATGACAAGGGGTATTCACCGGAAAATTGTCGTTGGGCCACGCCATCCGAACAGCAGTTGAACAGAAGGAAATTGAAGGGAAGCAAATCTCGATTTGTTGGTGTAACTCAACGTCCATCAGGTAGGTGGTCCGCAAGGATAACTGTCAATTACAAAGACATTTATCTTGGTGATTACGATACAGAAGAAGCTGCTTCCGAGGCCTACCAGAAAGCAAAGGAAAAGGTTCTTGAAGAGTTTGAGCTAATGCGCAAGCAGAGGGGGATCCAGTGAAAGAGCGCGGAATGATTTTTAACGGCGAGATGGTGCGTGCCATCCTCGACGGCAGGAAGACGCAGACGCGGCGCATCATGAAAGTTCAGCCGTCTGATGGCTTCCACCCAACGCATAACGGTTACGATCTGGATTTAAACGCACACTGGTACACGCCTGGCGTGGTCGATAAAAACGGATACCTGCAGCCTGCAAAGGAGGATGTGTTTGGCGTTGCAGATGAGAATGAAGGCTACACCTGCCCGTTCGGTGCCGTCGGGGATCGCATCTGGGTGCGCGAAACGTGGGCTGAAGCTGGTGCTGGCGCGCCGGACCTGAAACTTTATCGCGCGGATTACCCTGAGCACGTTCCAACTCATTACGAGAATGTGCCGCCGGCTGATGAAATACGCTGGACGCCTTCGATTCACATGCCGCGCTGGGCCAGTCGTCTAACTCTGGAGATTACCGGCGTGCGTGTTGAGCGACTTAGAGATCTGAGTGAGGACGATGCCAAGTCAGAAGGCATTACTCCGCCTTCCGGCGGGGCTCTTCCCGGATGGGAATATCGCATTAACTTCCGTGACCTTTGGGTGAGCATCTACGGTTCCGACAACTGGGAAGCTAACCCCTGGGTCTGGGTAATCGAATTTAAGGTGGTGCCCAATGTTCAGGATAATCCAGCCTAATACCTGGTACGCCGATCCCCACGGCGCGCCCTGCAAAATCCTCCGCGCTACCCACGAAGTCATCCACTACATCCGCAACGGTCGCACCTGCATCGCCAGCATGGGCCGCTTTCAACACGAATTCGAACCGCTGACCAAAGCACAGGTCGAGCGCATCGACGAAGAAATTGAAACAGCAGAACACCTGAAGAAGCTGCGCGCCCAGCGTGCGGCATGAGGAGAGATTATGAAGGAATTACGTTTTTACGGCGCAAGCGATGACCTATTTGAATGTGAAGGTGCCATTCGAGAGGAGATCGGCTGTTACAGCCACCCAGGCATTTATCACCTGAAATCAGCTGAAGGCGAAATGCAAGTCATCGCCACTTACACCGACAGCGGCTGTTGGTCCATCGGCATCTGTCAGATTGATGAAGATGTGCCAATCCCACAATGGGAAACATCGTTCAGCACTCACGAGAAGGGATATAGCGTTGTCCTTACTATTCAGGTCCCAGATGACACCGTTCTGGTGCAGGAAGACGACTGACGCAACTGATAGCCAGTTATGAGCTGGCTATTGGGTGCGAAAGCACTGCCTCGTGATCCCTTTTGCCCGGCCACTCGCCGGGTTCTTTTTTGCCTGGAGGAAATGCATGGTTGAGGCAAAAACACTGACAGCCAGACAGGCGGCCGAGCTACTAATCACCTCACCGAGAACTGTCTACCGTCTTATCGACTCGGGGCAGCTGGCCGGGAAGAAGATCGGGAACAAATACCGCACAACCGACGTTGCCTGTATTGCGTATTTACATGACCCGCGAGATCCTGTTTCCGCGAGCGCGGGTGAACATAAAGGAGAAATTTTATGTCAATCACCCTCAGAGGCGGCGTCTGGCACTGTCATTTCGTTACGCCGTCAGGGAAAAGAATTAGACGATCTCTTGGTACGGGGGACAAGAAACAAGCGCAGGAGCTGCACGACAAGCTGAAGGCTGAAGCGTGGCGGGTTGATAAAATTGGGGAACTACCGACGAGGACGTTTGAGGAATGTTGCATCAGGTGGATCCGCGAGAAGGAGCATAAGCGGTCACTCGATGACGATAAGACCAAAATCGAATATTTCCTGCGGAATTTCTCCGGCCGGGATATTTCAACCATCACGGCTGATCAGGTTCATGAGGCTGTTTCGAAGATGGTCAACCGTAAGCATATTCAGGTCTGGGAGTCGCGCAGGGACGCGGCTATACGCCGGGGGAAGGAACCGCCTCCGTATGTTGAGAAACCGGTAAGCCAGGCCACAAAGAGTCAGCACCTTTCTTTCATGCGATCTCTGTTCAAGGCTGCGGCTAATGACTGGGGTTGGATTAAAACGGCCCCGGTTATAAAAACCAAAAAGCCGATCAGCAAACGCATCCGATGGCTGACCAGGGACGAGGCAGAACGGTTAATTGCCTGCATGCCGGAGTCGATAAAGCCGGTGGTGATATTTGCACTGGCAACCGGCCTGCGCCGCTCCAACATCATTGATCTGGAGTGGCAGCAGGTCGATATGCAGAGAAAGGTTGCATGGGTAAATCCGGAGAACGCGAAGGCGGGCAAGGCTATCGGCGTGGCTCTGAATGATACCGCATGCAGGGTGTTAAGGGATCAGATCGGGAAAAGTTCCAGGTGGGTATTCGTTCACACGAAGCCATCAACGCGCCCGGATAAAACCGTCACTCCGGCTGTCCGAAAAATGCGAGTGGATGACAATGTCGCCTGGCGCATTGGACTGGAAAGAGCGGGTATAGAGGACTTCCGTTTTCACGACCTCCGGCATACCTGGGCGAGCTGGTTAATTCAGTCCGGCGTGCCGTTGTCCGTTCTGCAAGAAATGGGCGGCTGGGAGTCCATCGAAATGGTCCGTCGATACGCTCATCTGGCACCGAACCACTTAAGCGAACACGCACGGAAAATTGATGCCATTTTTGGCAACCATGACACAAATACGACACAAGGAGAAAATCAGGCTGGCTTGAAACTGGCGTAAGCGCCTGTTTTTAAATGGCACGCCCTGTAGGATTCGAACCTACGACCTACGGCTTAGAAGGCCGTTGCTCTATCCAACTGAGCTAAGGGCGCACGGAGAAGAGTGTACTTCGCGGTGGTGAAACGCCTGGAATTATACGGTCAATGCGTAGTGAGTCAATGCCTTTTCCGCCTTCTCTGGCGATAATGACTAGCTGATTGTAAATACGGCTGTTTTTTCAACATTTATCCCTCTTTTACGGGCTGCGAAAAGGCTTAGCCGCTTTTAAGTAACGCCTGCTGTTTTCCTGTTTACTTCACCTTCACACTGTCCTGCGGTATCCCGGCCGCCTGGAGGCTGGAAGTGAACAGGACGACGGAGTGACAGCGCCAGAGCAGACAGGTTTTCCCTCGTGCGTGCAGCACATCTCACACGACATTACAGGCATTAAGCTTGAACCTATTGTCGCCCTCTCCTCTTCACGCGCGGTGGGGGCCGAAGTGCTCAGCGTGCTGTCGCCGCATCAGCAAAGCGAAAGCTTTTTCCAGGACTGGTCAGCCACCCGGGCGCTTGTGTTGCTGGAAGCACAGATCGCCGCGTTAAAAAACCCCTTCCCCTGTGACAACCTTTTCATAAATTTGCCGATAACCGTTCTGACCATACCGGAAATGTTCCAGCGTTTACTGCAACTTAACAGCCCACCGCTGAACATTGAACTCGTGGAACCTGCCTCGTTCTTTTCACTCTCAGACCCGGTACGTCAGAGGGTGAGTTGTGCGCTTCAGCAGTTGACCGCGCGGGGACACCGGATCTGGCTGGATGATATTGATGAAGCGTCAGGGCAAGCATTTTTATCCTGTCGCCTGCCGTTAAGCGGAATAAAAATCGATAAGATCGCTTTCTGGCGTTTACGTGAAACGCCGGCGCTGACACAGCTGGTCACCCTTTGTTCAAAAATTGCTGCGAATGTGCTTATTGAAGGCATTGAAACAGAACGGGACCGTACATGCGCGCTTCATGCTGGCGCGCGCTTCGGTCAGGGATATTATTGGCCATCCTGGAGATGGCAGGAGGACTGA